GAAGCAGATAATTCAGCATGCCAATAGCACCATTGGCTTCATGAAACATCTGGATATATTTATCCCTCTGCTCTTCTGCCTGAGCTTTAAGCCGCTCTAAGCTCTGCTTATCCAACATTAGGTGGTGGTCGCTTCGCTTGTATACAGGATAACGTAGTAGTCTGTTCCTGCAACACGGCACTTCAATGTGCCACCAACTGTTGCTGGGGCGGTGTTACCTGTTTGGAACACATGCCCTGTACCCGCAGTTACACCCGCAAGGTTGAACAAACGCACGTTGTCATCAATTGTTGCGACATCATCACCCTGTGTTGAAATGTGGATGAATGATGTCAACGTACCTGTGTCGGCACCTGTTGGAGCATTCAGTTCAATCTCAAGTGGGGCATAAGTGCCTGCATCAGTGCCAGCAGATAAGGTCATCTCTGCAACAAAAGCTGAGCCCAAGCCGGTTGTCTTGCCTGAGGCTCCATATACAGTGATTGCTTTCATTGCGTTTGAGTAAGAACCCAAAGCGGCATCAGCATTCAATTGAAAGCGAGCACGACCTGCCAATCCGCCAGCGCCTGTCATGGTGTTTTCCATGACAATCGGTTCGACGTTCCCAGTACCTGTGTCGGAGCTTGAATAAGTTAAATCAATCGCACCATCAGATGCAATATCTAGGGAAGTGGTGAAAGTTCCGGTTGCCGCATTTTTGTCAACAACCTCGAATCCGCCTTCGGACCGAACTGGTCCTGTGAAAGTTGTGTTAGCCATGTCAATCTCCTGTCGTGGCAAGTGTCAGCATAATGCTGTCAGGATAAAAAAGGGGCCCGAAGGCCCCTCTATTCTTAGGATGCTCCGGGTGAACCGAAGATTCCAAGTGGGTCAGAAACACCGAATGAGTAACGCTCACGCGCCTTGTAGCGCACGTTACCTGTGTCGAAGTCACCGTCCATAGATGTCTGCATTGGAGTCCGCACGAAGTGCTTCATTCCATTTGGTACATCTGTTGTGATGAAGAATGCATCACTGTCTGTCAAGTAATGGTTGACACGATATCCCTCTGGGATAGAGCCGTTTGAGCGGATCGCGTTGATATCGTTGTCCGCTGTACCAACACGCAGATCTGTCTCGAGCAAACGAGTTGCAACGAACATCAATGCAGGTGGAACAATCAGCTTACGTGGACGTGCCGCGATCAAAAGACCACGCTCGTCTGTAAAAGCCGCGATATCAATGACTGCTTGCTCAAGAGATGTCTCGTTGAGATCCGCATCTGTGGCCAAACGGTTACGGTTGTTCGTTCCACCAACAGTGGCGTGTGTGGTGCTGAACAGAGTCGTACCATCGCCAGAGTTGAATGTTGTGAAACCGTTGTTCAGCAATGCCGCCGCTTTTGTTTGCTTGGTGTACGCCATTGCACGTGCAAGTGCCTTGGTGTAACGAGCAGACAATGCGTCATACAGGTTATCTTCCATCGCTTCTTCAGTGACAGAGAAACCCATTGCTACCGTTTCGTGGTTGTAGCGAGCAGTGAAGGCTTCTTGTGCAGTATCGTACTGGATAGCCGCGCCTTCGTTCTTCACAGGAGCCGCGCCAAAGCCTGACAGCTTGACCTCTTCCTCGAATGAACGCTCTGAGTTTTCAGTTTCGTAAATCTCTGCATGCTCGTTTTCGTACTTGTCGTACTCCAAACCGAACAATGCATTGAGACCCGGTAACAGCTCTTTAAGGAGCTGGGAACGTGAAATCGCCATGATCTAGCTCCTTACGCTAAGCCAAGTGGGTTATGGTATGAATGAACGCCCACGTTGAGCTTCACAAGAAACTCTGGGTAGTCATCCGCTTCTGTGCCGGGAACAACTTCAACGATGCGTACTGCAAGAGTTGAAGTAGCCGCCAAGCTTCCGCCGTTGGCTCCAACCGCCAATGCAACACCAGACTTATTAGTCGATGTTGAACCAGATGTGTTGAAGTCGAGGGCCGCGTTCATGCCAACTGCACCAGCAAAACCAGAACCATCTGTTCCGCTGTTGAATGTACCGAGGGCCGCCGTGCCTTTTACTTGGAAGATCAAGTCTGGATCGTCAGCTACACGAACGAATACTTCGGTCGCGCCACCTGTAACCAAACCTGCTGGCAAGAAGTTGCTGAATTGTGTAACACCATTTGCATCGATGTAACGTGCGCCAACGCATACGCCCATAATTCCGGCAGTTGCGTCTGATGCTCCACTTACGTCGAATGCGACAGGTGATGAGCCTACTGCGCTCGGGAGTCCTGCTGTTGAAAGAACAACCAAATCGCCATTAAAAATAGCGGCAGAGTTGTTCGCCTTGACAGGGTACTCACGAAACGCACCATTGTAATAGCCGAAACCAAGCTTTTGCTTGGCTACAAGGCCATAAGGGGTGCTTACTGAAGACATTTCATTCTCCTAAATATGTCTATGCGGCACCCCGAATAATCAGGAGTTGCCGCCACCAAAAGATACCTTTGTAGAACGCTCTGGTCTCAACATGGGCATGCGTGGGTCATTCTCACGCAAATAGTTATTGTCCACTGATTCCATCTGACGTTCGTTGATTTCTTGGAGGTACTCTTTGCGAGCTTCGATGTTCTCTTTGCTGTTTTTGCACAGCAGGAGTCCTCCAACTTCTACATTGCCCTCGAAGCGAGAATCAATGTCAGACATCACTTGTAGCTCTGGATGATCTTCGGCCTTTACAGGCTCCCAACCTTCTCTAAACTTTGCAGAGACGTTTGTGTTGTCTGCTTGCCCCAACATCGATGTGCGAATCCAGCGGAATGAATAATCATCCTGACTTTCTGGAGTCGGTATCCGTGATGCGGGAGCCCATGGTTTTTTGCGCTCAGTTTTTTCGCGGGTCTGAGTTTCCCTCGGTGTACGATCGCTCATACTGCCTTCTCCTTGAGTAATTGCGCCGCATATTGTTCGGGAGATAACCCGAGTCGCTTGGCGAGTGCGACCTGTGTTTGTGTCAAGGTTATTTTGCGCGGTGACTTGGATGATCTACTTGCGGGGGCCACCACGGTTCCCCGATTCTGTTTCGGCTCATCAAACTCATTCGGGAATGTGCCCCGAATCTCTTGATCAATGCGCTCGTAATATTCTGATGAACGTGGGTCAATGCCGTCAGACACAAGCTCGTCATGGACTCCCATGGCAAAGCTTGTCATCTTCTTGTTCTTGCCAAACCATGGATTCCGCTGTGCCCATTCAACCGCTTCATCATCCGGCTTGAATGACTGCTGTTGTGGCTGTGGCTGGAAGTCCGGCGCAGGTTGCGCTGGCTTGGCTGGCTTTGGTCTGTAACGGTCGTACTGAAGTTTCTGTGCAGACAGCTCGGAAATCTTGGACTGCGCTTCTACGATGGCGTCGGAATCTCCGGTTTCGTAGGCCTGCTTGTAGGCGGCTTTTGCTCTGTCCAGTTCGGCCTGTACGCGGGTCTTCGCCTGACCAACGAGTGCCTCCTCACCTTTTGACAGCTTATTTTTAAGTGCTTCATTCTCTTGATAGAGTTTCTTTGCCGCCTGAATTGCTTCTTCACGAATCCGCTCGGCTTCTTCTTTCGCTCGGCGTTCTTCGTGGTACTCAAACCGTAACTTTTTAATTCGGTCTTGAACTTTGCCTGAGTAATCAGCCAGTTCTTCGTCATCTGGGACCTGTGGTTCATGGCCCTCTGGACGGCGTGGACGACCACGATCCCCTTCAGGAGTGTCGTCTACAATTTCAACCTCAAACTGATCGTCAGTTTGAACTTCTACTTCTTGTGTGTTTTCTTCGCTCATGCTCTCTCGATACCTCTTGGATCCTCAACAACAGCCTCGACCGAATCATCATTGATGAGCCGGAACTCTTGGCCTTGGACTTTAAACCGGGTTCCTGTATAGGACCGGAAAATGACCCAGTCACCTTCTTTGCAGTAGGGACCAGTCGGGAACTTGTCGGTATCGTAGTACGCGTCTTCACCCATTTCGATCACGTAACCGAAAATAGAAGCCGTTGATTCTTTNGCGCGATAATCATTCGCGATGATAATGCCACCTTCAGTGGTTTCTTCAATNTCTGGGCATGCGACAAGGATCTTATATCCTTGCGGGACTGGAAGGGTTTGCTCCAGTTCTTCAGTCATTTCAAACTGCTTAACTTGCATTATTTCCTCGCTTACGGTTCAGGTCCGCAGTACCTTGCGTCTCAAAGACGAATCTTTTACTGCTTACAGTATACCATGGGTTGACAGCCTATTCGGCGCCTTCAACCTTTTCTTTTAGATCAAGAATTTCACGCTCGACTACAGCAAGCGCTTCAATCTGTCCGCACAACTTCTGGTACTGTTCAAATGACTGACATCCACCGCCGGCCATATGGTCAGCCACGGCATTCATGTGATCACGAACTTTTGATGTAAGGTAATCTAACTCATTCATTTACGTCTCCTTTGTCTGCAATAGACTCTGCGATCTGGACGCCTAGCTTGACGCCTTCGATCTGTTCTTCTCTGTCGAGTTTGTCTTTTTCGGTCGCAATCTTGACACCCAACCGGGCACCTTCTTGACGCTCTTGTGAGGCCAAACGGTCACGCTCGAGACCTCGGGTCTCTTCTTTGTTGATGAGGTCTGTCTGTAGCTTGGCCACATCCATATCTCGCTTGTGCTTGAACTCCGCCTCTTTGAGAGCCAGCTCTCGTTGCTGAATCTGAGTGAGTGGATCTTGTTGTTGTTGCTGTGCTTTCTTCTGAGCCATCTCCGCTTGATTCGCCTGTAGCACTTTTTGAGTGGCTTCAGAGATAAGTGGAGCAAGCTCACGCTCCACATCTTCAGGGAGAAGAGCTTCCTCTGCGGGAAGAGGAACACCCAATTGCTTCTCAACCTCTTTTCTGTACTGGAACGCAACGTGCTCTGTGACATGCTCGATCATTGCCCCCTCGATTGCCTTGGCAAACGGTGACTGGCCAACCAGCTCACGAACCTTTGGATCCTTCATCATGGCCATGTGCGTGGCAATGTGCGCCTCATGGTCTTGATATGCAAATGCTTTGACTGGTTCTTGCTTCAGCATCATCATATTCTCAGTCACAGGGTCATGTGGCTGAATGTCTTCAGGCAACTTGACGATCTCTTCTGCGTTTGGAATCGACAGCGTTTCAAGCATTTGCCTGTGAAGCATGCCTAAGTTGTACAACTGCGGTGCCTGCTGTGCCAATTGCAATGCGGCCTGATACGCAATGATCCGCTGGGACGTTGTTGCCGCATTCGGATCAGAAACGGGAATAACATCCACGCGCTTGTCGAAATCATCAACCCGTGAGAACTCACCTTCGAGGTCGTACTCGTATTGCGCTGACATGTGATCATGGATGATCTCAGACAGGATACGAAGTTCTTTCTTAAACGAATTATGAATTCGGGCTTGGACCCCAGACATCACCTTTAGTGAGCGCTCTAACAGCGCAAGTGTTGTCCCGACTGGTGCGTTTTGATTGGCCGAAGAAATATCGACATCCGCCACCGAACCAATGCGGCGACCCTCTTCAACCATATTTCCAAGCAACTGATAAAGAACACCGGACGGCTCCTTGTAAGGAAGCGGGAAAATGTTGTCCTTGATCGCGCCTCCGGGAATGTCTACATCCCGGAACTCGCCCGGCATCAGTGGCGAATCGTCTCCTTTGATTCGGAGCCCACGGGCCTTGAGGCCTGCTGGCAAGTTGGATAGTGTGCCTGCATCCACAAGCTGGCGCAAGATAGAGGTCGCAGATTTAGCCAAACCACCAATAAGATGGATAAGGCCAGTGCCGTAGAAACCAAGGCCGGGTAGATAACGATAATGTACAAAATGCTGTCGCTTCTGTTTCTTGGGATCATCTTCATACCAATTCCGGCGGATTGAAAGAACAGTTCGGGATGACTTGTCTATCGTAATAACATAAGGACGGGCAATCCCATCAGCATCTCCAAACGGTTCTGGAAGATCGTAATCAACATGCATCTCGAGAATGGTGTGTCGATCATCGTCCTCAACTCCATAAGGAGTTTCACCTTCAAGCTCATCATACTTCTCCTCAATGTCGGAGTATTCTGGCGCAGGATCTGGGAGATCTACGTCACTGTAGAACCCGTTGACCATCATCTTATGGATTTCGTTCGGGCTCTTCTTCATCACATGGGTGTAGCGCTCGGCCGTGACCAAGTCCGCCGCACCATATGAAACGACAAAATCTTCTGCTGGAACGAACATGGCAACCGCCCGCTCCAGTATGGGATCATAATACACCTTCTTGAACGCAGATCCGGCCAAAGGAAGTTTGAACAGCATCTGCTCGAACTCGTCTCGGTACTCGGTCATCTTCTCGGTGAGCTGGTAATTCATCTCGTGCTCAACGCGAGACGCCTGCTTGACCTTCATTTCGTCCACGTTACCAACAACTTTGGTACGAACGGGTCCGCCGGCAGGAAATAATTCTGTGATTGCCTGTGCTTGGAAACGCACAACAGCTTCAGTCAGGACGGGGTGAAACACGCCACAGGCGCCGGGCCATGGTTGGTTTCTGTCTTCAACCTTTAACCCAAGAAGATCAAGGCCCTTGATATACGCACGAGACCAATCTTTGCGTGACTCTTTGTCACCATAGAACTGCTCAACCAGCTCTGATCCAATCTCTTGGAGTTCGCCTTCTTCGAGGAATTCTGCGAAGTTCGCATCATGGTTCGGGCCCATCATGTCTTCTTGCATCTCGGGATCGAGCACGATAGTCATCGATCCGTCTTCTTCCTCAACGGTGACCGCGTCTGGGTTAATCACCTCAAGTTCAATTTCGGGATCCGTGAGCGTTTCAATCTCAACAATATCCGTGGCTTCCATGGGCTTTTCAATTGCCATCAGTAATATTCAACCTTTTGCTTGTGAGTTGGCTCATCATCCCAGTCATCCATACTGCTTCGGATCCATCCACCTTGACGGAATCGAAGCAGGGCCTGAGACATTGAGTCCACTAAGTCATCATGGTCCCCACTTGGGAACGCGGCACACTCTTCAATCAATTCATCTGACCAGCGGGTGGGTGGTGCCCATACCACACCGGACGCAAACAAATCTGTAATCGCATTCACTCGGGCAATTTTATCCTGACCTCGGGATGGCGTAAACTCCGTGACCGGAATCCCCATCGACCTTAACTCAAAAACCAGTGGCGCACCAGATGCCTTGGCTTCCACGATCATTTGGTCAGGCTCCCACTCCCAATAATGCTGATGTGCAATTTTCTTCAGCTCAGGGAATTCGTATTTGCCCTTGAATGAATCCAATAATATCAGATTTGGAACATCCTTACCGTCATCATTGGGATGATAAAAGACACCCCACGTGGTGCAAGCTGAGTAGTCCGAGCGCTGTGTTTTTAAGAACGCGGTGTCCCAAGACTGAATGATTGCCTCGCAGGGCGGTGGATCTAGGCTGTCCCACGTGCGCCACCACTCACGCTTAATCAGTGCGCCTTCTTCGGACGTTGGATCTTGCTGGTACTGGGCTTGCCACTTCGAAACAGGCAATTCAGCCTTCAGTGCTTCGAGTTGGGGGAGCGGCCAGAACTCAGGCCACAGCGGCTCACCGGATGGCATGATTGCCGGGAATTCAATGACTTCCCATTCGTCGGAACCTTCGCGCTCGGCGGATTTCTTGATGATTTGCCCAGTGAGATCTCGAACGGACCAGCGTGTCATCACGATAATAATTGACCCACCGGGCTGTAAACGCTGTCGTGGTCCAGATGTGTACCACTCGTAGACCTTGTCATACACTTCAGGGTTGTACGCGCCCATGGCGGCGTCTTGTTCGGAGTGGGGGTCATCGATAATTAACACATCAGCTCCCTTACCGGTCACTGCACCGCCCACACCAATCGCAAAATAGTCTCCGCCTGCGGAGGTTGCCCACCGACCGGCGGCCTTTGAGTCTGCTGACAGGGATAAATCGCTGAACACGTTCTTGTAATCGGGGTTATCGACCAAGTTGCGGACTTTACGACCGAAATTTACCGCCAATTCTGCGGTGTGTGCGGTCTGAATCACCTTTTTTTCGGGATATTGCCCAAGAAACCAAGCGGGGAACAAGTATGAAGCGAATTCTGACTTGGTGTGTCGGGGTGGCATATTGATAATCAGGCGCTTGAGCTCACCTTTTGCCACACGTTCGAACGCATCGGCCATGATTTGGTGGTGCCGGCCCGCAATAAACGCAGGCCAGACCTGTTTGACAAACTCAATGAAGTCCGTCTGGGCTAATTCTTTGTTTTTGACTGTCTGGAGTTCATCGAACAGCTTGAGAAGCTCACGCTGTTCATCGGGCGACATGCTCTTAATCTGGTTCGCGTAACTCGACAGGTCGATGCTTGCTTTCTCCACGCTTCAAAGCCCTTTTTCGGTCCTTGAACTGCTTGGACTTATTGAAAATCCATGCAGTTTTGGCAACTGGATTAACACTGAGACGATTGAATAACCGCATGCTTGCCCATCTCCAACATAAACACCATGTCAGATGATTTGCCTACAGATGAACACAATGTAAATTCATCATTGCCTGTGAATCCAACGATCACAATGCTTTCGAAGTTGAACTCGTCAGCGACACTTCTGATCATTTCGTTCGCGTCAAGATCAAGCGATGTGTCACCGGGGAAGTTGATGATGTTACTCATCGTAGTACCCGTACATGTCTTGGATGATTTCATCCGCCGCGCTGTACAGCTCAGAACGAGCCTCTTCGCGGTCCTTGGTCTTATCGACCTTGGGCACTTCAAACACAGTCTTGATGAAGTTAGTCATTGACTCAACGACCGCATCGGGATCTGAAACAGGGAGATTGATGGTCTGCTCGAACGAACAGGTTCCGTTTTCGTAATGAATGCTGAAATACATGTTGTCTCCTTGGCGTCTCCGGTAAAAGAAGGGGGTCCAATCGGACCCCTAAGAGCAACTGGGAGACGAGATTGTTGCTTGTGTTTATTCTACCACTTCGTTTTCTTTGCCGTGGTCAATAATCATCTTGTATGCGTCATGCAGTTTCATGTTTGAGATCCCGCAGGCAATGACCACATTGATGCCTATTTCCATGATCATCTCCTTCTCTTCGGGATCGAGATCGAGCTCAACGTTCGCAGATCCGTCTTCCAGTTCTTCAAAGGTCGATAACTTCATTGCTCTGGCTCCCAGTTATTTTGCCGTTCCACTTCAATCAAAACCTCATGGAACAACTCATCACTCAGCTCTTCTTGTTCGGGCACACTTGTGATCAAAAAGAAGGCAAACAACGCGACAATAAAAATCATTTTTGCTCTCCCGACAGTAGTCTAGACTCCTTGTAGTCTAAACTTAAATAATAAAAAAGTAGTCTAGTGCACAGTAGTCTAGACTCTTTAGTAGTCTAGACTCCGTTTTTTTTTAGAGAAAATATCATTTTTTTCTTGCCTGTGCAATACAACTTGTGACAAATCGACACTTCACTCAGGCAAACAAATTTCGGGCGAGGGTGTTACTAATCGTAACGAAATATATCCCACGGGGGCGTATGGGACCCAGAAGGGGAGGGGAGGGGGTCTCTCAGAGCCACAGAGAAGCTCTCAGTGCCACGAAAACGAAAGGGGGTACCCCTTACTACCACCA